GCGGGAATCAGCTATGGGGCAACACTGCAAGCCACCACGTTAGTAACCGCACCGACCGTCAGCACTGGGGCCGCCTCCGACGTGGAAGGGACGTCCTGCGTCGGCAATGGCGGGATTGTCCATACCGGCGGCGAAAATGCCGGCCGTCGCGGATTTTGTTATAAAATCGGTATCGGCACCCCGACGATCGCCGATAGCATTGTCTTCGATGATGGTTCTTTCGCCGCCGGCTACTTTACCAAAGCCATTTCCGGATTAAGCCCTGGAAGGATTTTTTCTATCCGCGCCTATGCCATAAATTCCGTCGGGACCAGTTACGGCGCAACGGCTCAGATATTAACCAAGCCAGCCGCTCCGACAAATGTTGCCGCCACTAAAAATAATTCTACAAAAGTCGTCGTCAGTTGGACAAAAAGCATCGGTGCTGCCAACTATAAGATTTACCGCGATGGGAATTTAATCGCGACCGTTGACGATGTAGCAACTTATGATGATACGGGCGCTGACGCCCCGGTAATTACTCCCGGCGCCGCGGCCGCATCCGATTTGACCATCGGACAGGTTGCCCTGAACCTGGGCGGCCAATCCATTGCCAATGGCACCACGCATACTTATAAAGTTGTGGCGGTCAATGCCACAGGCGTAAGCGCCGATAGTTCCACCGATACCGGTTACCGTCTGGCCGGTGCCCTAACCTACCAATGGCAGCGATCCGCTGCTGACAGCGATGCCGGTTATTCCGATATTACCGGCGGGACAACGGCCAGTTATAACGATATAGCAGCGCCCGCCGACGGCAGTGGCCGCTATTACAAATGCCGAATTAACGCCATCGGCTCCGCAGAGCAAATATCGACCGCCGATCGCGGATACCGCTTTGCCGCACCGACCGTCACCACTCAAGCCGCCTCCGACGTGGAAGGGGCATACTGCGTCGGCAATGGCACCATTGCCTCAATAGGCGGCGGGAATGCCAGCCGTCGCGGATTCTGTTATATGGTCGGCATGTCCGGCGACCCGACGATCGCCAATAGTGTAGTTTATGACAACGGTTCTTTCGGCGTCGGCGCATTTACCAAAGAGATTTCCGGTTTAAGTCTCAACACCGGTTATCGCGTCCGTGCCTTTGCCATTAATAGCGCAGGTACCAGCTACGGGGCAACAGTTCAGGTCACCACATTAGTCATCCTCCCGACTGTCACCACTCAGGCCGCCTCTAACGTCGATGGAACTTTTTGCACCGGGAACGGCACGCTGGTCGCTACCGGTGGCGAAAATGCCAGCCGCCGCGGATTCTGTTATATGGAGGGCACATCCGGAGATCCCACGACAGCCGATAGCGTTGCCTATGACAACGGTTCTTTCGGCGTCGGCGCATTTACCAAAGATATTTCCAGTTTAACTCTGGGTGTCCACTACCGCATTCGCGCCTATGTCATCAACAGCGCGGGAACCAGTTACGGCATAACGGTGCAGGTTGTTATGGAGGTAATCGCTCCGACCGTCACCACGCAAGCCGCATCCAGCATTACCGGAACATCCTGCGTGGGCAGCGGAACCATTGTCTCTACGGGTGGCGAAAATGCCAGCCGTCGCGGATTCTGTTATATGGTCGGCACGTCCGGCGACCCGACAATTGAAGATAGTGTTGCCTATGACAACGGCTCGTTTCCCGTCGGCGCCTTTACCAAAGCCGTTTCCGCTTTAAGCACAGGCATCAGCTACCGTGTCCGGGCGTATGCTACAAATTCCGAGGGAACCGGATATGGCACAACCGTACAGGTTATAACCACAGGCGTCGCGAGCCGCGTATTTAATGCTAAATTCACAACGGAAAAAAATAAACGCGCCAACGGTCCCAAACCGATCAACCTGATTACGTTCGGTTTTGCCGCGCCCGCTTATGTATCCGATCGCGATGTCACGCCGTCCGGCGGCAGCGCCCACAGCGGCATCGTCAAAAACTGGAGTTTTATTGATTCCTCGATTGCCAGTACGCCGGGATCGAGCGTCTTAGGGGCGATCAATATGGCGGATGTAGAAATAACAGTAATCAATTCAACATCGCCCCGCTTTTCCGACAATTTTACACTGACCGATCCGCCGGAAAATGTGATCGTCACCATCTATCAATGGTTTGGCAATCTGCTCTATTCGGAAAAAGAAACATTATTTAAGGGCGTGATCACCGGCTCAATTAAGTATGATGAATATACCTGCACGATGACCGTCCGCGGCATTTTCGATAAATACAATAAGCAAATCGGCGCGGATATGGTTATTAATGCGGACGACTATCCCGACGCGGATCCGGATGAATACGGGAAAATGTCAAATATTATTTACGGCGCTATTGAGGACGTCCCCTGCCGCGCGATCGTCTCCGGCGATGTTAATAACCTGGCCGCAGCCATTACCGCCGCGCAAACCAGCATTGAATTATCCGACGCGTCCTATTTTGCGCCCAGCGGCATCATTGGTTGCGAGGCCGAGCAGATCGCCTATACCGGCAATACCGGGACGGTACTGACCGGCTGCACCCGTGGCTATAACGGGACCACGGCAACCACGCACGACGCCGGCGCGTCAGTGTGGGAAGAATTATCGGCATTTGTTTACCAGGTCGCCGGACACCCGGTTAAGCTAATCGGCGACATCTTTTCGGACGGCGTCCGGGTGACAGCGATATGCACTAAATATACTGGCCAAACAGGCAACGAATTGGCGGGATGGGAGGGCAAGGCTGTTTTTACAGTTCCCGCCCGTCTGACGCGCCAGCAGGCCATTGATTTGCTGGTAAATGACGGCATATCTATTGATGACGCCATCGCCGTGGTGGATACGATCGGTGTGGTTGACGGAATTTCGGTAGCCGATACCATCGGCGTGGCCGATACCATCGGCGTGGTTGACGGCATCACCGTTTCCGACACCATTGCCGTTTCCGATTCCATCGGCGTTAGTCAGGGAAGTCATAATCACCCGGCGTCGGAAAATGTAATAATTTCCTGGTACTTTGACAGCGTTAGTATTACGGGGACTGTTAATTTTGCTAATATGGCTGTTGATAGGAGTCTTACTACTCAGGCCTCTTTATTTTCTGTCGGCGCAAAGATAACCGTAAGCAAAAGCTTTTATGAATCATATTCGGGAATACCCGTGCGTTATCGCACCTGTGTACGCACGGGCGATGCTGGCGGCAGTGGGGCTATCGTATTTAACGGCATGAATTGTCCCAATGCAAACACAACATATAAATCCGGCTGGGTTAATGTTAATACTTACACCGATACTTGGGCTAAATGGATGGGTATGGCTCCTGAGATCAGCCATACTGGAGCCTTCAACGATAACCACTATGTCGCCGAAGTATGGATTGAGATTGAATATCAGCCAACCGCCCCCGCCCATGCCGCCGACGGTGTAGCTAAAACCGGGTGGGCAACTAAAACCGGCTGGGCCGCCAAAAACGGCGCGGCCAGCAAATCCGGTTCAGCGACAAAATCCGGTTCAGCGACAAAATCCGGAACCGCCAGTAAATCCGGCGCGGCCAATAAAACGGGCACAGTAACCCGCAACGGCGCAGTGACGCTCTCCGGCAACTCTATCGCCGATGTCCGCATCGGCCAGCTCATCACGGCCAACGTCCAGGGATATCAGGACGACGCATCCGGCACCTATACCGGCACGCCTTCCGCCCTGATTACCCGCCCGGATCATATTTTCCGCCATTTATGGTCGGTCATCCTGGGCGCATCCGCTGCCGACTTACACGACTCCAGTTTTTACGTAGCGGGCGCCTATTACTCCACCAACAACTATCAATTCGGTTTGTTAATTAATGCGCCGGTAGCTGCTGCCGATCTGCTTATGCGCCTCGCCATGCAATGTCGATCGCGACTGATTGTCACTACCTACGGCGTGGCCAAACTTTATGTGCGCCAACTCACTGCCGGGAGCAGCCACTCCGTCCCGAAGACGGAAATCAAATACAATTCTGTGTCTGCCGAGCGCATGCCCTCGTCGGATATACTCAATCTGATCAATATTTATTATGATCTCGATAATACAAAAGATTCCGGCAGCCCGGAAGCCTACTGGGCAGGGTTCAGTACAACCGATACCACATCCATTGCTCGTTATGGTCAGAAAGACTGGAAAGGTTCACCTGATATTTTTTATTTTAATGCCGTGCGTTTAGAGGCGATGGCTCGGCATGTCGGCGGT